CGGAGATCCGCCCGGGACAAGCGAGCGGTGACTCAAAAGCTCGATCACCACTTGCGCGACGGTTCGAGTTCGCGCGCTGCGACCGGTGGTCCGTGTCGTCGCCGCCATTCGTCGAGCGTCATGTGCAGGCGGTGCCTGTTGCAGCGAGGACCAGCACTGTGATGGACAGGCCGCAGGTTGTCGAGCGTGTCCGGTCCGCCACGCTCACGAGGGATGATGTGGTCTGCACTGTCCGCACCAGCAGCACCGCACAGGTGGCACACGTCGCCGTAGTGGTCGAGCGTGGCTTGCACCAGCCGCGCCGCCGGACGACCGCCCCACTTCCTCACGCCGAGGCGAGGACGTAGTCACGGCGCACTCGGCCGCCGGTCTCGACCACTTCGACGGCGTCGGAGAACGTCGACACGCGCCCGACCGAGTACCAGGCTGAGGTCCAAGTGAACGTGCGGCGATAGACCACCCAGTCGTCGTCGACCTTGCGAATCTTCCAGAACGGCCGCCTACGCATGCTGACCGCCGTCGACGTTGTCGGGGGCCGTGCGGTGACGGTTGTACACGGCGACGAACACGTCTGCGGTGAGGAACGCATCGCCGAGGGCCGTGTGAGCGGGGTACGGGTCGGTGTTGATACCAAGCTCTTTGGCGCACTTGGACAGACCGGGGACGCGGGGAAGGCCGAGGGCGGCAGCCGTCGCGGCCTCGACGTCGTAAAGGCGGAAGTGCCACGGCGGCGCAGCGAGATCGATGTTGCGGTCGAGCCAGGCCCAGAGCATCGCAGCGTCGAACGCTGGATTCGCGCCGACGAGAGTCGCACCGTCGAGCATGGCGACCAGTTCGCGGAGCGCGTCGTCGGTGCGTGCCACGTCGAGCTTCTGAGCGTAGAGGCGGCGTTCGAAGTAGCGGTTGACACTCAGTGCCTCCGGTGACGCCTCGTTGACGATCGATCGAGCGTGCCAGGGGACGAACGTGTGAACCTTGCCGTACCCGCGTTCAGGCTGGTCGGGGAACACCTCGACGGCGGCAATTTCGAGCGGGTGATCGACACGCGGGTCGAGGCCGGTCGTTTCGAGGTCGAGGGCAACGTACTTCAGTCGTGCGGACCGGTCCCGTTGTTCCGACGACGACGAGCTGCGGGCGGCTTCTGCGCCCTGAACGTCTCGCCGTCGAGTATTCGACCCTTGTTCAGTTCCAATGCTCGACGGGCCCGAGCCTCCGCGGCTGTCCAGTCCGGGCGTCTGCGTTTGGTCATACGACATTGTTTACCTCATGTTCGAAAGATGGGTGGGTGGCTCGCATCGGACACCCTGCGGGTGCGCGGCGTTGCCCTCCCCTTAGTTGCCGGAACCATGTACGACCTGTCCATATGCCCTCTGGACACGACTTATAGCCGCCCGTCGAAACGGGCAGCTTTTCGTCATCGCACGGTCCGACAGGTGGCGATCCTGCGCGGTCGTGGCGCTCAGAGACGGTGAGCGGCTTGTCTACGTCTCGCTGGTCGGTTTGCGACGGACTCAGCTATAGCGTCGGCGCACCTCAGTTGGTCGGGTGCGACTTCGTGCCCTGGCCGGACTCGAACCGGCTGTGTGGCCGCTACAGGGCTTTAGAACAGTGCGGGGTCATCTGGGGTCGTATTCGCCTCGATGTCGCGCCTACAGGCTCGACAGACCCGGTCGTCAGGGATGCGAATGTTCAACGCGAACGGGACCTCACACACCGAGCACTTCGGGCGGGCGTGGAGGATGGCCGAGCGGCGGGCCTCGGTGTCCGACAGGGAACCGAGGCCGCCTTGCTTGAATCCCGGCGGCGGCCACTCGCGTTCGCGCTTGTTCGCGGGCAGGCCCGGCCACGGGCCTTTGATCACCTTGCCCATGCCGCCGCCTCACACTTGGACGCCTGCCACTCGCGGCCGACTTGGACAAGGATCGACTTGAACATGAGCTGCGGCTCCACACGCGCGTAGTAGTCGCGCTCGTCGGAGTCGTAGCCGATGGCGTGTTCAGCGGCGCGGGCGAGCTGCGGTTCACGCTCAGCCCAGTACGCGGCACCGCACATCGACGCGTACCAATTCGCGGGGCGCTTCATCAGGCCGGACGACTCGAGCGGACGGCGGGAATCTGGACGGTTGGCCGGTCGTCAGCCGGGGGCAGTGGGCGGCGGTGGCGTCCGGCCGGGTGGCGACGCATCGCGCGGGCACGGGCGCGTTCGTCAACCTCACGCGAGTAGCGGCGATAGTCCAGGACCAAGAACACCAGGAGCGCGGCAACGAACAGCGCCATCACGATCAAGACGGGAACGCCGTACGCGGCGACAGCGGCCGTAAACATCAGGCACCTGCCTTACGGTTGAGCTTCCACACAACAACCGAGAGGAACCCGACATGAGCAATCCCGATGCCGCCCGCTACGCCCGCCAGGCAGTAAGCCAATTGAGCGCCGCGAGGTCGTCTGAGGACCGGGCCGTTCGAGCCCTTGGCGATGCCGTCGAGAGTCTTGCTAAGGCCGTCCAGGCCCTCGCAAAGGACTGACGCCGTCGAGTCGAGGATGATCTTGACGTTGTCGACATCGTCGGCAACGCGGTCAACCTTCGCCCCAAGGGCGGTGAAGCTCACGTCCTCGGCTGTGGGATCAGTAATCCACGCGGGACGGCCGCGGTATAGGCACTCGTCCATCAGATCGAGGTGAGTCAACGCCTCATTCGCCACCAGCGCTATGCCCGCACGGTCACGACCGAACGACATCGAGATGAGCGCCTTTTTCGCTTGGCCGAAGTCGTCGTCAGTCATCGCGCACCCGCCATCTGCTCGATCGCGTCGCGGTCGAAGAGGTACGCGCCGCACTTCCCGCCGGACTTGGCGGCGACGGGCAGGCGGCCCGCTTTCGCGAGGCGTGTCACCTGAGAACGTGACTTGCCGAGCGCCTGCGCGGCCTCGGCGGTCGTCATCTGGTCGTCGGACAGTGTCAGAGTCATCGGACACCCGCCTTAGCCAGGGCCTCAACGGCGTCACGATCGAACACATACGCGCCGACTGGACCAGGCAGCTTGTCTGCCGGGACACGTCCCGACGAGGCCAAGCGCTGTAGGTGGGATCGGCTAATCCCCAGGATGCGAGCAGCGGTCGCGCTGCCAATCGATGACTGTTTGCTCATGTGGGCAAGATTTATCAGAGATTGCCCATACGGGCAAGACATTCAGTATTGCCGCACGTCAGAACCTAGGGTAAGTTTGCCCGCATGACAGCAGCGATGGAATTTCCCGGTAAGGTGCCCGCTTTTACTATCGGCGACCGGTTGCGCAAAGCGCGGGAGATGACCGGGCTCACCCAGTCGGAGTTTGGGGCACAGACGGAGATCTCACGACGAACGATCTTCAACTACGAGACCGAGGCCACGCGCCCACGGCCTCTCATCCTCAAGATGTGGGCACTGGCGTCGGGCGTTGATTCGCACTGGCTGGAAACGGGACATGCCCCGTCACCGGATGGTGACGGGGCATGTAGAGAGTGCGCCATCAGGGACTCGAACCCCGAACCCGCTGATGAGTTGCTTTCGCTGGTCACAGCGGCGTGAAGGGCGCGACGTGCGCCATCAGGGACTCGAACCCCGAACCCGCTGATGAGTTGCTTTCGCTGGTCACAGCGGCGTGAAGGGCGCGACGCGGTCACGTTTCAGCCCCAAAGTGATTGCGCAACAGGCAGATCGGGCCGAGTTGGACGATTGTTCGGACATGTTCACTTGGTCAGCCGCTATAGCGGCCTTCATCAGCCATCTGTCCGCCGGAGGCCGTGCACGCGGCACTCGTGAGCTTCGGCGCTATCACCTACTGTGCTTCGCGGAGGTCGTTGAGCCTCTCAGTCCACTAGCAGTGACCGTAACCGACCTGGAAGCGTGGCTTGGTCGCGAGGACTGGACAGCTAACACCCGCCGGTCAGCACGGTCTACGCTCGTCGGATTCTTTTCGTGGGTGTCCGCGAACGGATGGAGGGCCGACAACCCGGCCGCGCTCCTAGCTACCGTGACGGGCGTGCTCGGCAGGCCGAGGCCATGCCCCGAACAGTTTCTACGCTCGGCGGTCATCGCGGCAGGCCCCCGGGAACGGCTGATGCTCGCACTCGGTGCCGGATGCGGACTTCGCCGTGGCGAGATAGCCAGGGTGCGCGGCGATCACGTCGAAGACACCATCGACGGCCCGATTCTGCGAGTTCTTGGCAAGGGGAACAAGACTCGCACAGTTCCGATCAGTGACGACATGGCGATGCGGCTACGGGAACGTGCGGGGTATGCGTTCCCGTCGCCGCGCGGGGGCCATCTCACCCCCGCGCACGTCGGCAAACTCGTCTCACGACTCTTGCCGCCTGGGTGGACCACGCATACGCTTCGACACCGTTTCGCAAGCGCTGCCTATCGGGCGGATCGTGATATCCGCGCCGTTCAAGAACTTCTGGGACACGCCAGCGTCGCGACGACGCAGATCTACACGGCGATTCCAGACGACGCGACAAGGCGGGCCAGCCTAGCCGCCGCGATTGTCGCGTAACGCTCGCACTACGTAGAGCGACACACAACAAGAGAGATCCACCGTAGGGGTGGATCACACTGGGAGGGAACAACACTCATGATCGATCCGGTTGCACAGATCAGCCTTTGGATTCAATCGGTTCCGGGACTGTCGCGGGCTATCAGCGACATCACGGCCTTCTTGAACTCGATCGCGTACTGATTCGCGCCGAGCGCACAGCGACGCCCCGCCACTCCCCCAAAGGATGGCGGGGCGTCTTTCTATCTGAGGCGGCCTAGCGGCGAGCACCCCAGTAGTTCAGGTGAAACGCGCTGTGCTCGACCGCGGTCTTGCCGTTGAACACCCGCTTGGAGGTGTTGCCGTAGTCGGTGTGCGAGTTGCCGAACTTGTTGACCGCGTCGATCGTGGTGGCGACCTTGGCGGCGAACACGAGCGGGTTGGTTGCGAGGTCGTTGTTTGCCTCTGCAACCTCGCCGTTGGTGATCGACAGGCCGATGGCGGTCGCCCACCCGATCGGATCAATCAGGCTCATGTCCTTCACGAGCTCGTACCCCGCACGGCAGTACGAATTGACCGGAGCGTTGACGTAGATGTCGTTCGGCAGGCCGTAATCGAACCAGTCGAGCGCGTCGGGTACGCCGTTGATGCGGAACCCGCCGAGAGGTTCGCCGCTGATGCCTTCACCAGTGAGGGCTACGCCGGGGATGCTGGAGTCGGTGTCGCGGTGCGGGGAGGCGAACGTGTGGAGCCACAGACAATCGTTCTTGCGGTGCGCCAGGCGGCCGGTCAGCAGCTCCTGACCGATGCGCGATGCGATCGCGCCGCCCTGGCTGTAGCCGAGGACAGCGAACGTGCCTGGCTTGGACTCGATGAGGCGGACGACCTCATCGACGCCCATGTCGACCGACTGCGCGTAGGACGGCGACCCGAGCTGAGACAGCGGCGGTTCGCCGTTGTTGGCGATGGGGCCGAAGCGGGCCGGGTAGTTGACGTGCTGCACGTTCCAGATGGTGCGGTTGAGTCGGTCCGATACGCCCTTGAGCATGCCGATGGGCGTGTTCGGGTAGTGGCCGGGGCCGATTTCCCAGGTGCCGGGAATGATGTAGGCGGTGTGCTTTGCCATGGGTGATTTCCCCTTGTTGTGCGGCCCGCCTGTCGGGCCGCGAGTCTGTGGTGGCCGGTTAGGCCGGGATGGCGCGGAGCCAGGTCAGTGCGAGTGAGCCGACGATGCCGGTGGTGGCGCTTGCGCCCTTGCCGCCGTTGAGGTTGCCGCCGGAGTCTTGCGCGACGACCATGCGGAGCGTGTCGCCGACGTTGAGTGCGATCTGGTCGGACACGCTGGTGATGTTCTCCCAGGCCGAGGCGGGGATCGCGTCGCCGATGATCCCGTTCGCGGTGCCCGAGGTTCCGTTGAGTAGCAGTTTCATGTTGCGGCGGCCGGTGCCGTTGGCCGCCCATGGCCATACGGCGGTGACGTTGTAGATGCCAGCGACGCGGCACACGAACCCGGTCGAGGTCCACTGCGCCAGGCCTGATGGCCGCGAGTCGTATTCGGCGGCCTGCCAGATGACGGTGGTGTCGTTGCCGCTCGAGATGGACTGTGCCGAGGTGCGGACGATGCGAACGGTGTCTGCTGGTGTCGCGGCGGGGTCCGGCGGCGGGAACTCGATTGCGGCCATTTGCCGTTCGATTTCTTCGGCGAGGCGTTGGATGGCGGTCGCGCCGTCGCGTACCGGGTCGGTGGAGACCGGGTACGGGAGGTGATAGACGGGTGTCTGTGCGGGCATCGCGGGCGGTCCTTTCAGGGGATGGCGGGTGCGGGTACGGGTTGCTCGGCGGCGCGGGCGATCGTGACGAGGTCGGCCCATGTGACGGACGGGTCGAAACGGCCGCCGGGGTCGTTCCACGTCAGTTGCGCGACTGCGCCGTTCGCGCCGAAATCGGCCCAGGTGCGGTCGGTGCCGGGCGCGTAAATCCACGCCGGGATCATGTCGACGATCCACCGGCCGTCGAGGTAGCGGACGGTGCCGCCGATGATCTGGAACTGACTCTGTCGGGCGAGGGCGGCGGCGTACGGGTTGCCGGGGATCGTGAGCTTGGACCAGGACTGACACGCGCGCGTGAGGACGTAGGCGGCCTCGACGCCGAGGAACCCGTCAGTGTGCTTGGTGTCGTAGATGACAGTCGGCATGGCGGGCCAGTTCGACGCCTCGATCGCGTGTGATCGGTGGTCCCAGACTCGCGACGAGTTGTTGTTGTTCGGCGAGTCGAGGTTGAGCCACGTCGACATCGTCATCACGCGGCGTTTGATCGTGCCCGCCCAGGCGACGGCCGTCCACGACTCGGTACCGTCAGCGCGGTTGTAGGTCAGGTGGATGCGGTTGGTTCGGTCCGTTCGCTCAACGCTCATCGCGTTGTCGGCGGTCGTGACGGCGCACCCTGGCACGGCGGTGCCGTAGTACGTGGCGGTGTCGTTGCCGAACCCTGTGAGGGTCTGCGCGTCGGGCATGAGTACGTGGTCGTTCGTGTCTGGGACTCGGTACAGCGTCACGTACTGCCCGATGGGGTCGATCGGTGCGGGGCGGGTGACGTTCTCGTCGGGGCGGTAGTCCCACGTCAGGCCGAACGACATGTAGAACTCGTCGAGCAGTTGAAGGATCGTTTTGTCTTTGACCTTGGTCTTGCCCATCGGCCAGGAAACGGTATCGGGTTCGAAGTACACCTCGGCGATGTCGATACCAGCGCCAGCGATCGCGTCGCGTAGCCGGTTCGCTCGCAGGATCGCAGACTCGGCGGGCCACGTCTCGACGTTGTCGGCGACCCGGTTGAGGCCGAGGTCGACGGTCCTGTCGGTGGCGGTGATCGCGATTTCCCAGCCCTTGACGGTCGTGTTCTCCGACACGCGCAGGTGCGAGGCGCGTAGGTCGAAGTTCGACACCGTGCCACGGAAGATGATCCGCTGTGCGCCGGTACCGGTGGCGAAGTCGAACCACTCCCACCCGATGACGACCGAGACGCCCAGGACCGGCGACTCACTGATGATCGAGGTGGCCGATCGGGCCCGTGCGAGCCAGTAGCCGTCTGCGTCCCAGAGGCGGAACTGTGCGGCACCGGGTCCTCGGTCGGCGAGCGGGTGTTCGCGTCCCCAGTTGATCGACAGGTCGTCGAGGATGGTCACGCCCCGGTCGCGGCGGTCGGGCTTGCAGTACAGGCGGGTGCCGTCGAGCTCGACGTACGGTGTCGGGTTGATCGTCATGCCGTGACACCTTTCGAGGTACGTCGGAACCGAGCGAGGATGCGCTCAATCTCCTGGCCGAGCTGGTACTCGTTGCCGACGAATCCCTCGACGGTGACGGTCACGCGGTTGTCGACGGTGACGGTTCCGCGTCCGGCCATGAGACTGCCCAGGCCGACCGAGGACGGGCGTCCGGCGGCGAGTTGGAGCGAGCTGGTGGGCGGCGGTGCCATGTGCGCCACGACACCGAGACCGGCGCTACTGAACGGGAGCAGGCCGCCGACGAAGTCAGGGATGGCCGACATCTTGTCGATGAGCGACTGCACGTACCCGATGACGGTCTGAATAGCCGACCCGACGCCGTCGATGAATCCACGGATGCCAGACCAGGCGGACTCACCGACCGAGCGGACGCGGTTGAAGATGCCGATGACGGTGTTCACCGCGCCGCTGATGACCGACCGGATGACACCGGCCACGGTCGAGACGATCGACGAGATGCCGTTCCACGTCGCACTCGCGATGGCCTTGACCGAGTTCCACACGGCGGCGATCGTGGCACCGAGTGCGGTGATGATCGCGGTGATGATGTTGACGACGACCTGCACGGCGATCTGAATTCCGGTCCAGACCGCGAGCGCTACGAACTTGATCGCGTTCCAGATCGCGGTAATGGTCATCGACCACACTTGGATGTAGGCGAGCAGCGCATCGATCACGAACTGAACGACGGCCTTTATCGCATTCCAGACAGCCAGGGCGGCAGTCTTTATCGCGTTCCAGATGGCGACAATGACCGCCTGCCATGCCTTGACGTAGGCGGTGACGGCGGCGATCACGACGGCGGCGACGGTCTTGATCGCGTTCCACACCGCGCGCCAGGCGGTCGTTACGGCGGCGCATACCGCCTTCCAGATGGTCTGAAAGAACTTCGTCTTGGTCGCCAGCAGCACGATCGCGGCGACGACGGCGATCACGGCGAGGACGATCCACGTGATGGGCGAGGCCAGTAGCGACATGTTCATGAGCGCGGTTGCGGCGGCGGCGACTTTCATCGCCAGGCCGAACGCAAGGATGGCGCCCACGACGGCCGGTAGTGCGGGGCCTAGGCCGTTGACGACGGCGGCGACGAGGTCGGCGATGACGGGCAGGGCCGGGGCGATCGCGGCGACGACGTCGGCGAACGCTTGGCCGAGTTGACCGATGGCCGGGGTAAGCGAGGTCATCGACTGCGCGAGGACCGGGCCGAGGGTCTGTGCGATCTGGACAAGGGCCGGGGTGATCGCGGTGATGATCTGGCCGAGGATGCCGAACGCGGACCCGAACGGACCGGCGGCGGCCGACAGTTCGCTGAACAGGTTGACGATGGGGCCGAGCAGTTCCCAGAGTCGCTGGAACACGGCGATGACGCCGTCAACGTTGATCGATGCGCCGAACTCGATCATCTTGGCGACGAGCTGGTTCAGGCCGGGGCCGAGCTTGGTCACGAACTCGGCGCTCTTGTTCGCCAGTGCTTGGATGCCGGGAATGTTGCGCTGCACGGTGGCGGCCAGGCCGTTGAACACCCCGGTAACAGCGCGGCCCACGCCTTGCATCTGTGGCGTGATCGCGCCGAGGACACCGCCGAGGCGGCCGAACCCTACCGCCATGCCGTCGAAGCTCGACGACATGGCGGCTTTGAACCCGGTGAACTGTGGCTCGATCGTCTTTGCGGCGGCCTTGATGCCGTCGAGTCCGGCGAGCACAGCGGCCATCGCAGGGACGGCGAGGGCGGCGACACCGGCCGCCGCTACTCCGACGACCGCGATAGCCTGCGACGCGCCAGCGGCCAGCGGGATCGCGGCGGCGGCGATCGACGACCACTTGGCGAGGCTGCGCGACATCTTCGCGATGCCGGAGTTGTCGGCACGCGAGATGATGTTGACGCTAACCGTTGCCACGGCGGGCCTCCTCGGCTTGTTCTTCCATGAGTTCGATCAGGGTTGCCAGCATCTCGTCGGATTCGTCGACGAGAGCTGACGGTGGGACGTGCAGGGCGAGTGCGACGGCGGCGATCAGTCGGTGAGCGTCGCCGTCGAGGTAGGGTCCACGTCCTCGGATTCGTACTGCGCGATGGTCTCGGAGTCGTTGACGAAGGCGTCGAAGGTGCCGGTGTACTTGCCCGCCCGAGACAGGGCGGCGTAGGCCCAGAACATCGAGTACGTCTGCTGCGACTCGTCGAGCTTTCCCCACTTCTGACGGCGGCCGACCTGTTCGGCGCGGAAGCGGTCAGCGTTGGTGACGACGACGTCGTTGTGTTCGGTGCCGTCGTTCATGAGAACGTCGAGGCGGATTCGCTGGATTGCCATGGGGGATGGTCCTTTTCTCTTCTAGAGGTGGCGGTGGATGACGCGGTCGGCGTAGTCCTCGAAGATGCTTTCGGCGTCGGTGAGTCGGGCGGCCGGTGCCATGAACGGGTGAGCGTTCATGTACCGAGTGCCGTTCTCTTGGAACCCGGCGTAGCGGGTCCGGTTGGTGACCCGGCCAGTGGCACCGGCCACGCTCCCCCGGTTTGCGCGGGAGAGGCGGCCGGTGCGCTTGGCGGCCAGGCGTGAGGCCGTGCGAGCGACGGCGTCGGTGGTCTCGCGTAGTGCCGGTGTCGGCAGTTTCAGGTCGGCGGCGATGCGCGCTAGGCCGATCTGGACGCGGCGATCACCGATCACCCTCACTCGGATACTCACGGCTCCGGCAGCGGCGGGTATTCGGTCGAGTCGGCGGTGGCGTCCGGCGTGAAGACGGGCATCCCGACGAAGTCGAACTCGAACTCGCTGATGTTGCGTTTCTTGACTTCGCCGCCGAACTCGACGGGGTCAATGACCACGACGCCGTTGATAGCGGCGGCCTCGCCGTTCTTGGGGACGAACACCACGGGCATCTCTTTGCCCTTGTTCTTCCACGTCCAGTCGATGAGACCGTCCTTCTCGATGTCCTGCGCGGCGGACGCTTCGAGCTTGGCGGTGTAGTTCTTCTCACCGGCGAGGACGCCACCGCACAACGTGGGCAGGTCATCCTCTTTGTCACTGTCGAAAGTCACCTTTGCGGCGGTGACCTGGCACGAGATATCGAGCATGTCGACAGAGACGGTGCCGAAGGTGAGTGTTCCGGGGCCGAGGGCGACCGGTGGGCGTTTGATTGCCATGGTGGGGTTCTCCTAATCGGTGGTGGTGGTGATGACCAGGGCGGGCAGGGCCGACAGTCCCGGTGGGGTGACGGCCATCGACCGGACGGGTTCGTCGAAGGTCAGGACCGGGGCGGCCTGGTCGAGCAGGTCGCCGAGGATGGCGATGGCGTTGGCGGTGCCGTTGTCGGGGGCGACGAGGCACACGTCGGCGCGGACGGTGAGGCCGCCGCACAGCGTCGGGTCGGTGATGTCGTGCGGGATCACCCACGCGCCAGGTGCGATGACGTCGGCCGGGTTGGTGGTGGCGGCGATACCGGCGGCGGTGAGCGCGTCGACGACGCGGCCGAGGGCGTCAGTGAGTGTGGACACTCAGCCCACCACCATCGGCCGGTACGGGCCGAGGCCCAGCATCATGTTGATGTCGGGGTCGTACCGTGCGACGTAGGTTGCGCCCATGTCGCCGAACGTCTCGACGCCGCCCGGTGAGTTGCGGCGGCGGGTGATCCGACCGGCGAGCATGACCGCGCCCTGCACGATGTGCGCTGGCTGTTCGGTGGACAGGTCACGGAAGGTGCCGATGAACGCGTTCACGGCCGGAACGACGGCCGATATGTGCGCGCGTTCGGCGTTGCCGGTGGCACCTTCAGGGACTCCGAGCCACCCGGCGACCGCCGTCACGGTCGCCGGGCCGCCCTCTGCGGGCGCGGTCATCGCTTAGCCGCCCGCCGGGGGCTGCGTGCCGAACGGAACCTTGACGATGGCGTCGGGGTTGTCGACGGTGAAGCCGGTGTAGCCGAACATCGCCCGGTCCTTACCACCGTGGCTGAGGTGTTCAGCCTCGATGCGCAGGGGCGAGCCGCCCAGCTCCCAGAACGTCAGCGCGGGCTTTGCGCCGGCAACGACGGTTCCGGCCGGCACTTGATCGCGCCAGATGATCATTGACGGATCGACGCCGAGCTGGTCCCAGAATGCGGGCTTGTTCTGCGCGGTGAGCGCGAGCAACGTCAGCTGGTCGGCCGGGTTGGCGAAGTAGTACGCCGGGAGCGTGCCCGAGGACTTCTTGACCGCGTTCTTGGCCTGGTACATCGCGAGGATGAGGGCGGGGATTTCACCGACCGGTGCCAGTGGCGTGAGCGCCTTTGCGTTGGTGGTGATGAACGCGCCCGCGTCCTGGTCGGTCACCACGGCGTACGACTCGTTCATCGCGCGCCAATAGGCCTCGAGGATTTCGGTGTCACCGAAGTCGTAGAACTTGCGGTCGATGTCGTGGCCGCCCGCCCAGCGGACCGCCTCGGACTCGTACGGGGCGATGCCCACTTCGTTGGTGGGAATCTCTTTCTTGTCGCCCTCATACTTGGCGACCAGCGGCTTTTCGGTCCACCGGAAACCCTTGAGTCGCCAGGACGTCAGCGGGCGTTGCTTAAGCAGCGGGATGATTTCGCGGGTCTTGGCCGGTCCCGACCACAGTTCACCGAGCCACCCGGCGGGCGTGGCGTCGATCATGGTCGAGTTCGTGATGTCGGCGAGCTGCGCGTGCGCGACCTCGCCATGGTTTCCCCGGACCATCTGGAACACCGTTCGCGCAGCGTCGGCGGCCGAGGCGTGCACGACGGTCGGCGAGACCGGGGCGGGCAGGCCAGCGGGGACCACGAGCGGGGCCGGGGTGTACGACGCGGCGGCCGCCTCGATCGGGGCCGGTGCCGCTGCGGGAGCCGGTGCCGGGGCGGGCGGGTTCGCCGGGGCGGCGGGCGGGTTCGCCGGGTCTACCGGGGCGGTCGACAGGTCGTCGGCGGTGACCGCGTCGACAGCGGCCTGCCCGAAGTCGGTGACGGCGCGGGCGCGGGCGTCAGCTTCGGACATTCCGGCGGCCATCAGGGCGCGGATGAATGCGGCAGCGTTCATGAGGTTGTTCTCCTTGGTGTGTTGGGCGTGAAGTGTGGTGACGCGGGCGTCGTCGAAGGCGGGGCGATCGACCAGCGCAACGGCAGACATGATCGAGTCGAAGACGTCGTTGCCGTCGCGGCGTATCTGTTCGAGTTCGGCACTGAACGCGTCGTAGACCCGGCCCTTGACTTGGGCGATGGCCGCGTCAGCGTCGGGAGTCTCGGCGAACGCGAAGTCCATCCACAGGCCGTCGCTGCGGACGGTGTACCCGGTGGCGTGGCCGACCGGCCGTGAACCTTCAGTGCCGGTGTGCTTGAAGTGGAGCTTGCAGCGGGTCAGGTCGACCGGCAGGCGGGTGCCGCCGGGGCGGATGACCAGCGGGCCGAGCGTGGTTTTACCGAGCTTGTTCCACGGCAGGACCAGGCCCGACACTGTGCGTCCGGTCGTCGACACCTCGGCGGTGGTGTCGGCGAACGATGCGTGCACCGCGTCATCGTCGGGCGCGGACAGGTCGAGTCGACGAGTGCGCGCGTCGGCGGTCGTCGCGGCGGCCAGGCCGGGGATCATCTCGCGTAGCCACGCCTCGACGCCGGGGACCGCCAGCGCTCTAGTCACGAGCGCGTTACCGGCGACGGAAACGCATACAGCGACGGTCGCCCAGACCGGGCCAAGCTCACGGTTGAGCAGCGGCCACAGAATCGGGATGATGCCGACCGCCGAGGCGATCGACGATCGGGCGACCGCGCGCTGCGGGTGCTGGCACTGCGTGGGTGCCTCACCGGGCGGGAGACGGTGCGCCATCACCGACCACCGAGACGGATCAGGGCGACCAGCAGCCACACACCGAGCAGGCACAGGATCGCGCTCGCGCCGACGAGTGCGCCGAGGATGAACAGCCACATCAGCGGGCCGCCTTGGTGTCGTGGCAGTTCGGCACGCCGACAGCGGCACCGATCGCGGCGACGGTGTCGAGCATCGATCGGCCGCCGGTCTGCTGGAATCCGCGGTACGACGCGGCCAGGTCGACCACGCGCTTACCGCTGTGCGGGTCGGTCACGTAGACCAGGTCACGCGAGCCGGTGAGCTGTTCGCGAACGTCCTTGGTATCGCTGTTGTTCGGGCCAAGGTACGCCTTGATGAATCCCTCGATCCGGCCGACGATCTCGTTGACGTCGTTCGCGCTCATGTCGTCCTCTCCAATGAGTTGGCCGTCGCGGATGCGGCGGCGGCAAAAGTCGGCGAGCTTGGCTGACGAGGCGTTGCCCGCCGCCGTGCCACCGTTGAGCTGGTAGTGCATTTCGTCGGCGCGGTCCCAGTCCGCGCCCCAGAAGATCGTTCCCTCGAACAGCGCCAATCCCTTGCGCACCAACGCTTTTCGCGCCGCTGGCATGGTGCGAGCGCCCCACGGGTATTGCGTGGCGTTGAGGTCGAGGGCGGTACCGGACAGGTGGTTGCTGTTGCCGACGTCGTTGGTCGCCGACCAGCCCCAGTCGTCGAGCGGCTTGTACCGGTCGATGGGTTCGACGTTGGCGTGGTACCAGCGCGCCCACGCGCCGAGAACTTCGGCGGCGTACCCGCCGCGCACGCGTAGCGGCATACCGGCCACGCGAACCACGACAGTCTCGTCGGCGTTGCACATGCGCCAGCCGTTCTCGCTGTACGTGTAGCCGTAGACGGTGCGGAAGCTCATCGCGTCACCCCGGTTTCGGTCGGGGCGGGCGGCGTCGAGGTCGAGCTACCGCCGTCGTCGGGCGTGGCGGCCGTCGACTGCGGGCCGGTCTCGGCGTCGAGGTTGAATCGCACCGAGACACCGCGCGGCACAACGTCGTCCATGCCGAGGCGGGCGGTGATCGGCGACATGTACGCCGACAGGCCGTAGTCGATCAGGTCGGCGGCCTTGCCCTCTTGCGTCTCGTAGTTCAGCGACGCCTTATCGACGGTCGCATCGAGTGCCGAACCTGGCAGGCTCAGCACGCGGGCGCAGTCGAGGGCGGCGGCGTTGCGGCCATCGACGAGCAGATGCGCGTCGAACGTGCCGTGTTCACGGACCTCGACACCGTTCGAGGTGAACGCCACTCCCCCGTTTTCGCCACGGCGCGCGGCGGCCCACGCCTTGACCATCTCCTTCGCCTCGGTCTCGTCGATGACGAGGTCGTTGGTCTGGTGGAGCTCGATGTTCGCCGCCGGGGTCTCGGCGGCTTTGTCGGCGGCGGCGAGCAGGTTGACCGCGTGGCGGACCGTGCCCGAGGACGCGGCGAGTAGTCCTTCGTCACTGCCGGGGATCAGGATGACCGACGCCGGGTCGGCGGGCGTCTCGGTGCCGTTGTGGTCGACGAACAGGACCGTGCCGCCGTCGTCGATGCGCCAGCGATCGAACGGGACGCGGTCAGCGGCGATGACCGCGCCGCCCGTGCCGCGCTGGCAGGCCCACAGTGACCAGCCGTAGAACAGCAAGTCGTCGACCGTCCAGACCATGCGGTGGTACGGGGACACCGGGCCGTTGGTGCGGTCGATCCACGTCGGTTGATCCGACAGGACGGTGCCGCCCCGGTAGGCCGCGAGCGGGATACGGCCGATCGTTGTGCAGATGATGTTTCGGCCGCGCTTGATGGCTGGAACGCTCATCGCGGTAGCGCGGGTAAGCGAGTTCTTGGGGTACCAGTCAGGGGCGGCGAAGTGCGACAGGTGGTTCACGTCGTCGTACGGCGACAGGTACCGCACCTGGCCGTTGACGGCCGCCGGGGCGGCGAGTGCGGTACGCACTTTGCTGAAGAAGCTCACGCCGACGAGGCTGCACCGCTACCCCCGATAGGACTTGTGCATGCTAGGCCGCGCGGCGTGCACCTTCGGCGGCTTTGTGGTCGTCGTGAACCCGGTAGAGATGTGCTGCGACCTGGCGATATGCGACGGACTTTGAGTGCGAGAATCCGCGCCAGGGGCAGCGCGTGCAGCGGACGACGGCCGAGTGTTCGGTGGCGTCGATGACGTAGCGGCGTGGTGTGCGAGACATGGCGGGGTCAACCTCCAGTGATGATGAGCGGGGCGACCGGTGGGGCCGGTCGGGTGTACAGGGCGCGGACGGCGAGAACGGCCGCTTCAATCGAGGTGATCGACCCGGCCGAGCCACGGCGGGATAGGAACACCTTGTCGCCGGAGGTCTTCAACGCGACGGCGTCGAACGCGTCAGAGAACGCGGCGTGTGCCCGTATCCGCACGTCCGGCCGCGCGGTCGAGTCGGTCATCGGGCGGCGGATGCGGTCGAGGAAATCGACCGTGGCCGCCGACAAGTCAGCGTCGCCGACCGCGTCGACAAGCTCGGGGCGGATCGGGAGCCGCTCGAGTTCGGCGGCGATCGACGCGGCGGGACCGTTGACCGCAACAGCGACGTGCCCGCCGTGACGGTCGACCAGCTCGACGAGGCGGCGCGCGACGCCATCTGTTGACGAGAACCGTTCGACGACCTCGACGACCGGGCGGGCCGCGTTCTCGACGGCGGCGACGATCACGACGTCGTCGCGGTCGAAGCTCACAGCGACGGCGAACACCGGCTCACCCGGCGGCAGGTCGTCGGTCGTGGTCGCCAGCTCGACGACGTCAGCCGGGATCAGGCGTGATCGGGCGGTCGTCGGGCGGTTGCCGTAGGCGCGGACGAACTCGGACGGTTGGCCTTCGAGTTCTTTCCGGGCGTCGGCGATGATCGACGGCGGCGAGGTGTAGCCGATGGCCGGGTGCGCGGCGATGATGGCCTCATCGTCGCCGGGGTCGACGTCGTCGCCGATGCCGTAGTCGATGAGTGCGAGTGAGCCTTTGCGGCCGCGCTCGATGTAGCCGTGAAACCACGTCGAGTTCGCATCGCCCATCGTCGACAGGATGATCGTCTGTGCGTGCGGGCGGGTGTTCTTGGTCGGGGTGACACCGGCCATGATCTCGGCGGCTTGCGTCTCGTTGAAGTACCACGCCTCATCGATCACGACGAGGTCGGCTTGCTTCCCGTGAATCCCCTTCTTGTCGGGATTGAACGCGGTGGCGGTCGACCCGAGCGCGGGGAGCTTGACCGAGGTGTTGCCCGCGCCGCGTTTGCAGTCGGTGACCGTTCCGAGCTTGGACGAGGGCAGTTCCAGACCGTCGATCAACTCGACCAACTGCGTCTTGGCTTTCACACCGGATTCGGCGGTGTACCACACGCGAGCCTGCGGGCGGGTGAACAGCCGTTGCAGCATGACCGCGTGCATGAGCCGCGTCTTTCCCGACTGACGCGGCACGGTGATCACGACCGTCTTGTGGATCGGTCGTCCGTGGCCGTCGTGCTCGCCGATCAAGTCTGCGGCGAGGACCTGCCACGGCATGAGCGGACTACCCAGCAGGTGGGCTACCTTCGCGATCTGCGGGCCGAACGTGTGCGGCGACGACCTCGGCGTCAGGTACCGGGGTTCAGCCATCGGACGGGGCCGGGTCAGGCACGCCGCCCAGTTCCGCGACGAGCTGCGCCATAGCGTCGACGCTCGCGGCGTCGTCGCGGGCGTCCGGCGTCATGTGGAGCGCGCCGAGCAGGTCGACGAGAGGTTGACCGATCTTGCCCAGGACGTACGGCGTGCCGTGCTTGACTGCGCCGTCGACCGCGCGAGCGTATGCGATCAGCACCTCGCCCGCGCCCTCATCCATCGGCGTGTGGCCGCCCTCATTCTTGGCGAACTCGATCGACCGGCGCATAGCGGCGGTGGCGTCACCTTCGGGCAGGCCACCGGCCATCTTGCCGCCTGCGTTCGGCTTAGGTGCCGGTGGCGGGCCGAACAGCTCGACTTGACCCTCACCGGGGTCAGCGGGGTTGGGGCGTGGCATGTCGGGTTCCTTTCGCGGTCGATCCCACATAGTTATGCGGTTCTGTCGATATTATGTACCTCCCCCCTTGATATTGGCCAGGGGAGAGAAGGGG